ACAACATACATAAAAGATAAAGATTGCTACGGCTTTGATTTTATCAAAATAAATTACAAATCATTATTATCAATCCATTACGATTCATTCTACAAGAACCTATCGATAGAGTTGTTCTTTAGAGTCATTAAGTGAAGCGTTCTAAGAAGACTAGGAACAATAACTCAATGACTGAGGCAGCATTCTTTGGTTGGATTAGATCATTGCTTAGAATGCGTTATATGAGGGGATGGAAGCCACACAATGAAGTGGCTAAAGATAACAGGAGAGCCATTACTAAAAAGAGTAGGGCAAAATGGGAATATCAATGTGCTGATTGTAAAGATTGGTTCCTTAGAAAGGAAGTTGACATTGATCATATCATTCCCTGTGGTACATTAAAATCATTTAAAGATTTATCATTATTCTGCGAACGATTGTTTGTGGAGAAAGAAGGATTGCAAGTCTTATGCAAGGTTTGCCATAAAAAGAAAACACATGACACTTAAACTAATTCACCATTACTTTAAACATTTTAAAGAGGACAAATTCGTAAACTTAGTTTTGAAGGGTAACGAAATATTTGCAATTAATAAAATAACGAATTGTAAACAAATCTTTGTTAATTCGGAAGAAAGCATTAAGATTACGGACAAGAAGGATTTAGAGAAGGTAAAAAAATACATATATGACTAAAATATCACACCAAATAAATAAAAAAGCTGCTAGAATGCAGATAATAGTATTCATGGAATTACTTCTAAATAAGAGGAGTGAGTTTGATGGAATTGAGGAGACTTATCACATGATAAGAAGGGATTGGATGAAATTAACAAACGTTCATTTACCCTCTCATTATTGCAATTACAAGTCATTGTATAAAAAAGCAGTACTTAGTGAGTATAGGAAAGTAACCATCGCAGCAAATGATTGATTCGTTCTTAGAAAACATTGATCATCTCCATGATTTGGTGGTGATTAAGACAAACATATCCAAAGAAGTAAAGAAGGATGTTGTAATGCATATTAGAACAATGAAGAAAAACATTGTAGAATATGTCGAAAGTAATTCATTAGCAGATTCAGATGGAGTTAATGATGATAAGGCTGACTTTTGGGATTGGATAAACAAGGGTAATAATGCTCAGACAACTTTTGTTGATAAATATGATAGAATATTTAAATGGAAGAAGGGTTGGGTGCATTCATGGACAGGGTATTCAAACGAGGGTAAATCATCTTGGTTGTATTTCATGATACTTATAAAACTGTTACGAGATCCGGAAGCCAAGGTTGCCGTATTTTCTCCCGAAAACTATCCTCGGAACAAATTTGTTAAGGATTGGGTAAAAACAATGTTGGGTTGTGATCCGAAATATTCGACTAGACTAAAATGTGAGAAAATGATAGAGCAATTTAATGACAGATTGTTTTACGTTTACCCTTCAAACCATGATATTGAAAGCATTGAGGCTCAATTCAAGAATCTAATTAAGCTACATAAGGTTAATATTACAGTTATTGATCCATTTTTAAAGGTTAGTAAACCTAATGGAGTAAATGATTTACAGTATTTAACATCATTCATCAAGAGACAGGAGGTATTTTCTAAGAGTTTTAATGTTAGTCATCATATAGTATATCATCAAACAACTCCGACAATTGATGAAACCGGTAATTATCCCGAACCCGATATGTATAAGCAAAAAGGGGGTGGTAATATAGCTGATGGATCCGATACAGTTAGTTCTGTTTGGCGCCCTTATCAGAAAACTGATGAAGAAGATAAAACCGTTATTGTTAAAACACAAAAGGTAAAAGATTTTGATGTCTTTAAGAAGGGATATCTTAGGTTGCAGTACAATCTGAGCAAGAATAGGTATTTCTTAGATGGAATTGATATCTTTGACGAAGCAATGAAGAATAGTAAATTCAAAGAAGAACTATTTTAACATGAAAACAATATTATCAATAATAGCGTTATTTAGTGCTATAGTAGCACCAAACGCAACAATAGAGAACATTCCCTACGAAACTTATTACTCTATAGACTATCAAGATGTATCAATTGATACATTACTACAGAGCATTATACTTGTTGAATCCAATGGAGATTCTTTAGCAGTAGGAGATAAGCATATGAAAACCCCTAGTATCGGGTTACTCCAAATTCGTGAGGTTATGGTAGATGAGATAAATAGAATACTCAAAAAACAACGCAGTAAAGTACGTTATGTGTATTCGGATAGGTGGAGTGCCACCAAATCAATAGAGATGTATTACATATGGAAGGAATTTCATCACAATGATTCTGATTCGGAAATTATTGCAAGGAATTGGAATGGTGGTACTTACGGTTATAAAAAGAAATCTACAATTAAATATTGGACTAAAGTAAAATCTAAACTAACCAAGTATGAAAAATCCATTTGAAATAAATGTTGAAATGTTAGAGGAAATGTTATCATTCTATGAAAATGATTCTCAAGTTAAGGTTTTGATGGGGATGGATAAAAAAGAAGCAATGATTATTCTAATTAATTGCTTGATTAACTACAATGATCAGTTATCTTATACTTTTATTGAGGATCAAATAGATGAGATTTTAAGAAATGATTAAACTTCCAATTTACAAGCCAAAACTTACATCAGTTAAATTTGATTGCAAACACATTCCAAGAGTATTTACTGATGGCATTAAGATAAAGGCTGATAGTGAAAGTTATGCTCAGACTAAAATTGCTCACGCATATATTCATCTAAATGGTATGATTGAGTTTGGACTAAATGATAAGATGATATCCGAGGATGATGATAGTCATTTAATTATTAAGGTGCTTGTGAAGCATAAGTATGATTCGGATAAGGTAGATAGTTTGAGAAATGTTGTATCAACTACTGATTGGCTCCTAGCCTCTCAGCTTGATGCTATAGCTTGGCTTTGTAGGGATTGGTGTTCAGAGTATAATATAGAAAACGTGATAAACGAATGCGGTGATATGTTCCCGTATAAATTATTAAAAAAATATATAGCAAATGAAGGATTCACAAGATACGTTTAGTCAAGATTTAGAGTTTGGACATGAGGGTGAACAAGTAGTATTAGAATACATTAGGACAAAATATGAATGTGCGGTTCGGATTCCTAAAAAGTTTTCTGATTACGATATTTGGATTCCCGAAATAAGCAAAAGCGTTGAGGTTAAATACGATGTTAGAAGTAACGATACAGGAAACTTCTTCATTGAATTATACATGAGCGGGAAACCATCCGGATTGCTTTCTAGTAAGGCTGATTGGTGGGTTTTTTATGATGGACATAGGTTTTATTGGATTGAGTTAGAGAAGCTAAAACAACTAATAATACTTTCATCTAGCAATTGGATTGAAGTGCAACCAAAGGGGGACAAGGAACCCAAAAAGGCATTTATAATGAAGAAATCATTAATGTCTCAGTATTCATTTAAAAATTTCTTTTGAGGTTCGGTAAAACAGAACTTCATAATATGTTTAGAGCATTTCTTGTTCTAGCATCATTTCTTATAACAGTTTCATCACTTATTATATTAGTATCTTATGCGATTCTTAGTAATAGTTAAATCTCAATCAAGTGGTGTTAGCTACCATAGATTGGTAAAGCCATTTGAAAAGCTAAAAGAAAGAGGGCATTCAGTTGATATGATAAATACATATCATGAATCTAATATTGATTCGTCCAAATATGACTACCTAGTCTTTAACAGGGGATTGGGTTATAATTATCATGACTTAGAAATTATAGATAAGTTTAAAGATAAGGGAATTAAAATAATCATGGACATAGATGACTATTGGGTTCTTCCCGATTACCATCCAATTGTTTGGAGGGATGATGTGGACTATGATACATGGAAGGGTAGTATTGTGGCTAACCTCGCAATGGCTGATTACATTTGGACATCAACAGAGTATCTTAAATCTAAAATAGAAAGTCTCGTTCCAAATACCCCAACAGTAATTGCTAGAAACGCTATTGATTACGATGATGAATTACAATGGAGTGAGGTTAAGGGTAAATCTAGAAATAAAGACAAAGTTGTTATTGGTTATGCCGGTAGTACAACTCATTATAAAGATTTGGATCCACTACAAACCCCAATACGAAGGATTAATACTAATAGCTTTTTAAGGAAGAATGTTGTGTTTAATTTATTTGGTGTTGATAGTGTAACTGATGTAGGCAAGAAGGTTTGGAAACATCAGATAAAGGTAATGACAGTACAGGGTAGGTTTAATAATCTTCACCTTGATGGAGGAAAACACGTTTCTGAATATGCTTCATTTTATGATGAAATGGATGTTTCAATTGCATCTGTAGTTGACAATGATTTCAACAGATGTAAGAGTGAATTAAAAATAATAGAAGCCGGAGCAAAATATACCCCATTTATTGGTACCGACATAATAACATACAATAGGACAGAGGCTAATATTGATTTATGTAGTAATAGCGATGAGTGGGTTAATTCAATGAAAGAGTTAATCTTAGATAAACATTTAAGAGCAGAGTTGGGTAAAGAGTTGGGTGAGTATGTTCGGGATACTTATATTATTGACAAGGAGAATGAATCTAGACTAAATATATTATGAAATTAGGAGAGTATTCTGAGTCTTTATTCGCTACACATTGCATGGAGAAGGGATACATCGTTTCTAAGCCATTTTCACATTACACAAGGTATGATTTAATCATTGATGTAGATAATGTCTTACATCGTGTCCAAGTGAAGTCTACAGAGTATCTAAAAAAGAAAGACAATCAATGTCATGTTAAAATTGATTACACAAAAGATGAGGTGGATTGGTTTGCTATTTATTTTAAAATATTTAATTCTTGGTATGTGCTACCCATTGAGGCAGTTGAGGGTATTAATCATTTTTCAGTAAAAAAGGATTATAAATCAAAATATAATATTTTTAAAGATAATTTTGGATTTGTCCGGCATGGGTTTTAGATTTGAGTATTATTAATCAAAAACAGAATAAATATGGACGAAGATGTATTAAAAGGATTGTTTGAAGCTATTAACCCTAATCCCAAACCGAAGACTAAATGATTTGTGTGAATTGTAATAAGTCTTTTGAGAAGAAAGAGCAAGAAGGAATAATTGGTAGACTTAGGAAATACTGTTCAATAAAGTGCAGAAACCAAAACTATAACAGGGTTTATAGGGAAAGGAATAAAAATAAAAGTGATGAACCATCATCAAGAAACATTAATAAGATAATTCAAGGTGATTTTAATAAAGCTATTACTGTTGATAACGATTGGTTCTTTTCTACTAAGGTAGAAGATTGGTGTTCCTCAAGAGAATCCAAGTCTAGGGCAAAATATAAAAAGATTAAAGAACAAAGATTAAAAGAAGAAGAAGAAAATGAGCAAAATGAAGAATAAACTTTACGATATGCTTTTACATAATTCATTATCAAAAAAAAGCAAGGCAATTTTAACGTTGGATCTAATGACAAAACATCCTGTAGGAATTGGTGATCACTCAACTGATGATTTTTACAACAACGCAATAGATGCTATTAGAAACCTAGCTGATGCGAATGATGAGTTAGAAGAGATACATAAATACTTTAAAAAATGATTAGAAACTATTTTTTATTGGATCAGAAAAGATATGGAAAAGAATTGATTATGTTTTGCAGAACATCAAATGGTGTTTACGGATATGATCATGATAAGGTGTATAATAAGCATATAGAGCATCTATCTTCTCTTCCTTGTTGGATTAAGTATGGTAGATATACAATGACGTATGGCATTCCTCATCCAATGAATTTAGATTGTACTAATATTATTAAATTTTAATAACATGGATATGGTGGTAGATAGGGTGGTTAAGTTTATAGTAGGGATATTATTTATCCTAATTACAAATGGATGTTCATACATGACATTAACTGATGGTACCTCCAATCGTAATTACATGAATTATTCTGTGATAAATCAAGCGCAGAACACTAACTCAACAATGGTGATAACTCAGAAGAATCCCAATAAGGTTGTTATATATAACTATAATGATCCAAATAGGTTTCCTTCACATAGATGTCACGCGACATCCGGATGTAATCACAACAATAATTAAGGTTAGGAATCCTAGTCAATTCCTGTAAAGAGTATCTAATAATCTTTATAATTTTTATTTAAGTTATTTTTTACTCTTTTTTTTTTATTAAAATTTAAAATTAATTTTTATTTTTTTTTTATTATTTATTTTTATTAAAATAAAATAAACTTCAGTCCAAACTGAAACGCTTAGAGCAAATTTGGTTTTGCTTCAGACCAAATTCAATCAGACCAAATTTTCTGCCACAGAAAAATCTAGATTCCCAAGATTTTTAGTAAAATCTAATAATTTTAGTAAAAAAATATTTTTATCAAATTAATTTAAAAATTGTTTTGATTTGATTGTTTTATTGATTATTCGCGCGGTTCTATATATTGGAACGTATCAATAAGTTATTATAAAAATAAACTAACGGTTATTTGCTTTTAATAGTTCGTCTATATATAATTGCTATCTGATAACGGCAATATTGCCACATTACTAACACAATTAGCAATTACTAAAATTATTAGTAAATAAATTTTAAACATAAATAAAAACAAGATGAACAATTTAAATAATGATACTTTCAATTTATTAGAGACAACCGGCACAAATTACACGGTTAACAAATTACCGCTATATGCTTTGAATGGTGAGAACTTTGAAACGATGGAAACAAACTCTTTTGGAATGTTTCGCAATGATACAGGCACATGGTTGGGAACGGTAGGCGACAGATACACGGCAATACAAAATAAAGATTTAGCCGAAATTATCGTAAAGATAAAAAGTGAGTTTGGCGGCGATATTAAAGGCGGTTCGTTTAAAGGTGGCGCAAAGGTATACTATCAGAATAGCTTGCCGGATCACGTCATTAATGAGCATAAGATTAAACGCTTTATAACGTGTTTGAATAGTCATGATGGCAGCGGCTCGGTTTCATTTGGCGCCTCTAATACTGTTGTCATTTGTGATAATCAATTCCATGCAATGTCAAAAGAGTTGGACACGTTTAGACACACAAGTAATGCAGAAGCGCGCTTGAAATTAGCCGTCGAAAACTTTAAACTGCAATTAGAACGCGAAAAGAATATCATTAATACATTTGACAAAATGAACGAGGTGAACCTAGATAAAAACATTGTTTCAATGGTTATTGAGAATATGTTCAAAGTGAAACGAGATGATGATATTAAAAACATATCAACCCGCAAACAGAATCAAATGTTAACGTTTGATAAAGTATGCGCTAAAGAATTGAACGAAAAGGGCGCGACATTATGGGGTTTGTTTAACTCGGTGACATATTACACTAATCACATTCAAGTAAACAATAATAAAACAGAACGTGTATCAAATGTAATGAATGGCGCCGGCGCTCGTTTAAATGCGCAAACCTATTCTATCATAAATAAGTATATGAATGACAATAAAAGAACGTTGATAACAGTTTAACTGATGATCGCTAATTGCGTGAAAACAGGGTATTAATTTACCCTGTTATTAAACATAATTTTAAACATAATTTACACCATATGAAACATTTATTAATTACTTCAAACAAAGCAGAAACGATAATTAACGTTATAACTTTTGTCATTGGTTCAGCGTTAATATTAACGCTTGTAACCGCTTTAATTTACGGTTCACTTAACGGCTCATTCTCATGAAAAATAATCTAACATATAATGACATGAAGGTTGTATTAAGTAAAATTGATCAATTAAGAGAAGAAATTGACATCGAGCAACAATCAATACTACCGGCTTTGCATAATAAACATTATTACTTAGCACATTCAAAAATAGATTGCATTAAATCATTAGAAGAGGAAATATATGATTTATACGATGAATTTTATACTATTTACAACAATAAAAAACAAAGATTATGAAAGGATTAAAAAAATTACTAGGCGATAGCAACAGTAAATTAAAAAAGACATCAGAATACTTTGATGTCAAAATATACAACTTTAGTATACCGGCATTTAATGATAAATTAACCGGTAGAATTACCTGTCCTTTTGCCATTAAAAAGATTGTTAACGGTATTAAGATAGGCTGCGGGTGGTTTTGTTATGCTCAAAAGGGCGCTTACAATTGGATACAAAAAGCGCTAACAGTTCGTTATGAAGCCACAAAAGAAGACAACTTTATTGAACGTATTATAAACGAGCTGAACGGAAAGCGAACGAAAAAGCAAATCTATGTACGTGTTCATGATAGTGGCGATTTTTACAGTCCGGCTTACCTTGACAAATGGGTAACGATTGCAAAAGCATTACCACACATTCGCTTTTATGCATATTCAAAGAGTCATGATTTTTTTAGAAACATAACTTTGCCGGATAATTTCGACGTGGCATTCAGCACGGGTTCAAAACTTGATAATAAACTAAACAAGGTAAGTGAACGACATGCTGATATATTTAATTCATTAAAAGAGTTGATTAACGCTGATTACGTTAATGCTAGTGAATATGATTTATATGCTACAAAGTGGTATAACAAATCAAATAAGGTTGGCTTAATAATGCATTAATTATGATTGAGTCAATAGAAATTATACGTGTGTTTTCTTTTTTCGTTCTATTGTTCCTGTTTTATTTGATATTTACTAAATCAAAAGATGACAAAACAATAAAGGAAGACAATGAGAATGAACCGCAAACAATTGATTTTGATAATTCAAACATTGGAATAGATTTTAAATTGACATTTGAGCCAATCAAAAACCTTTCCGGTGATAATCTAAAGGCTATTAAAATTATTAATACTGTTCGCTTTGGATCCGTTCAAATAGAAATATTTAAGGGTTCCTCATTTAGTGATGATCCACTGAAACATTGGATTGAAATAAAAGAATATAAACGGACAACTAACAAATCAAAAGAGGATGAAAGAGAACCAATTATATTAAGTGAGATGGACACAAACGACGTAATAATTTTACTAACATTCATTAACAAACTTTAATTATAAACATATG